GAGGTGGGCGATGCCGGGGGACGGCTGGGTGGCCGAGCCGTAGCCGCCGCTCACGGCGTAGTCGGCGGCCGCGCCGGTCACGGTCCAGGCCTGCCCGGTGTCCATCACCCCCCAGCCGCCCGCCACCGTGCGCGCGAAGGAGTCCTCCCGCGCGCCCGTCACGGCCGTGAGGGTCATGCGCTCGCCGTCGACGAGGATGTCCATGGGGAAGTCGTCGGGGTAGTCCGCGGAGCGGGCCCAGGGGGCCGCCTCGTTGACGACCTGCAGCGCGGTGGCGGTGGCGGAGGCCGGCACTTCCAGCGTGCTGCCGGAGGTATCGGCGCGGGCCTCGCCGACCACGGCCGTCATCCACGGCCCGTAGGGCACGCAGTTGAACGTGATGCGCCACTGGAACGGGCTGAGGACCTCCGGGTAGCCCATGACGAGCAGGTACAGGTCGTTGAACGAGTACTTCGTGGGCACGTTGCGCAGCAGGATCACGTCGCCCACGTCGAGCTCGGCGACCTCCGGCAGCTGCTCGACGATGGCCCGGGCGTCGACGGTGAGCGTGGGGAAGCGGGCTTCGTCCCAGGTGCCCAGGTGGACGCGCCATGCGGCCAGGCCCTCGCACTGCTCGTCCGAGTAGAGGCTGAGGGTGACGCTCTTGGCGTAGCGGCCCACGCCGTCCTCGTCGAGCTCGGGCGGGTTCACGTTCAAGCTGCCCGAGGTCTTCTCGTAGCGGCCCGAGGAGCCGCCCTCACGCTGCACCGTGGAATCGTTCTCCAGCGCGGAGTCGTCGTCGACGGGCTGAAAGCTGCCGACGACGTGCCCGGGCTCGGTGTAGTCCAGGACCAGCTTCGGCGTCTGGTTCTGCAGTGCGGACGGGGACAGGTAGAGGAATCCGTTGCGGTCGCGCTGGTCGAGGAGGATCCCGCCGTCGGCGTCCGCGGCTTCGCGCAGCGCGGTCAGGAACGTGTCCACCGGCTGCGGCCCGACCCGCTGACCGGCGTAGCGCTTCCCGCGCCAGGTGAGGGAGACGTCGTTCTCCTTGGCCAGGCGGGTGATGCGGTCCGAGGTGAACTCGCCGGTGTAGCCGAGCAGCAGGTTCCCCAGGGAGTTGGGGTCGGCGTAGGCGTCGGTGCTGATGGCGTCCCACACGGAGATGTGGCCGAGCGCCAGGCCGTCCATCTGCTGGTGCCAGCCGTTGGGCGGGGAGCCCACGGAGGTGACCCGGCCCAGCGTGCCGGCGAAGGAGTCGGTGAAGCCGCCGGCGTCGCCGCCGACGTCCTGCCACGAGATCCGCCAGGTGACGTTGCCGCCCACCTGCTGGGCGTAGAAGCGGCACAGGACCCACTGGTTGAACAGGTCCGGCCCGGTGGCGACCAGCTGCGAGACGACCGCGACGCCCTCGGAGTTGTAGCCCATGATGCGGCTGCCGGTGTCCTTGATCTGGATGCGCCAGCCGCGCACGGTGCCGGTGGTCTCGATGGACATGTAGGAGGCGAACTCGTTCGGCTGGCTGTTGAGCCGGTACAGCCAGTACACCGACCAGCCGGTGGCCGAGCCGCCGGCGGGGACCTGCCCGGACAGCCGCGAGGTGACGGCCCCGTTCTGGGTGCTCACCGTGGGCAGGGCCGCAGAGGACGGCAGCGACGATTCCTGTGCGAACTGCATGTTCAGGGCGGTCATCGGCTTCACCCCGTCCAGGGGGCTGTAGGCCTGGGAGGCGTCGGCGCCTTCCTCCAGCGGCCAGTAGGCGCGCGGCCGGTAGCTGGGCACCCGGCGGGCCAGGATCGACTGCAGCGGGTCCCGGCCACTGTCGAGGCGCCGCTTGAGGGACTGGGCGGTGATGCTGACGATGCTGTCGGTGTCGGACTCGTCGGTCTCGGCCGGCCATTCCGACACCTCGCCGTGGAAGCGGTAGTTCCTGGCCACGATCTGCGCCCCGCCGGACACGGTCCACGGGTTGCCGGCCGCGTCGGCGAACGACGTCGTCCCGGGCGCCAGGCCGGAGAAGTCGACGTCCGCGGCGACGAGGCCCTTGATGCCGCGGCGGACCTGGAAGCGGTAGCCGTAGCCGACGAACGGGGTGCGCGGCGGGGTGGTCTCCGGCTGGCTGATGCCGATGGCCAGCGGCCCGGCCGTCGTCGGCCGGACTCCGGTGTAACCGGCCGCCACGAGCGGCTCGCTCGTCGACGTCCACGGCCCGTCCCACGTCTCGCCCTGCCAGAACTGCACGACGCTGGCGCCGTCGCCGTTGTCGGCGTCCAGGGTGACCCGCAGGATGCGGCCGCCGTAGGCGGCGATGGTCTGCCACGCCTGGGCGACGAACCCGGTGGAGGTCACCCACGCGAAGCGGATCAGCCCGTCGTAGACGCGCACCAGCCACTGCTGCTCGGCCGGGGTGGCGGACCACTTGCCGAAGAACGTCTGGTTCGCCGTGGCGCTGGTGAGGTTGGCGTCGGCCTCGATCCGCACGTCCAGGTCACCGGCGATGTCCACCTGGGCGCTGTGCGGGGTGGTCACCTTGCCGGTGGCGTCGTAGATCTCCAGATGGCTGGTGGGGGCGGGCACGCTGATCCGGATCGGGGTGTTGCGTGACAGCAGCCGGTAGTACGGCGAGACCGGGTTTCTGGGCGAGTACTTCCCGTGCCGGTTGTTCAGGGCGAACACGTACTTCGACGGGTCGGCCTCCGAGGCCCAGGACGACAGGCCCCGGGTGCCCTGCATGTCCGACTCGGTGCGCACGTCGGCGCTGATGTCGGTCCAGACGCCGCCCAGGTTCAGCTCGGTGGTGATGTCCACCCGTCACCTTCCTTGCCCGTAGGCTCGCTGCACGCTGCCGCCGCCGAGGACGACGACGGAGCGGCGCAGGAACTTGTTGAAGTCGTCTTCGGAGCCGATGAACCGCAGCGTCACGTCGCGGCTCGCGGCGGACGCGCGGCGTACCGCGGCCGGGGTGACGTCGGCGGTCATGCCGGGGATGGATCCGGTGATGCCCTGGAGCTGGTCGCGCAGGGCCGGTGTCTGGGCGGCGATGCCGTCCATGAAGCCGGACATGAGCGCGGCGCCGGACGGGGCCAGGATCCGCAGGTCGACCCGCATGGGGCCCTTCCAGTCCGGCAGCATGCCGGTGATCGACGACAGCTTGCCCTTCAGGGCGCCGACCATCCCGGTGATGCCGTTGATGAGGCCCTGGATGAGCGCGCGGCCGGCGCCGACCAGGAGCCGGTTGAGGTTGCCGATCGCCGCGAGCAGCCGACCGGGCAGGCCCCGCATCCACGCCAGCAGGCCGAGCGCCTTCTGCACGGCCGTATCCCGCAGGGCCTGGAAGGCCGTCGAGGCCCGCTGGCGCAGGACGCCGAGCAGCCCGGCCAGGGCGTTGTTCACGCGCCCGGGCAAACCGATCATCCAGGCGACCAGGGCCAGCGCCCGGCGGATCGCGGCGTCCTTGGCCTGCCCGAACCACGCGGCGATCTTGCCGGGGATCCGCGACAGCCACTCGACGCCGATCAGGATCCCGGTGACGGCGGCCTTGATCTGGTTCAGCGCCCAGTTCCAGGCGGCCGACGTGTAGGCCTTGACCTTGTCCCAGTTGGCGATGACCAGCGCGACCAGGGCGATGACGATGCCGATGACCCAGCCGATGGGGCCCATGGCGATCAGCCACTGCGCGGCCATGGTCGCCGCCCAGATCACCGCCCGGGCGGCCATCCGCACGAACTGCGCGACGGCGATCGCCGCGGTGCGGATCATCTGCGCGGCGAAGCGGGCCATCGCGCGCAGGGCCGCGCCCGTCCACGCGGCCGCGGTGCGCGCGGCGTTCGCCACGGCGGAGGCGGCGATGCGGGCGCCGGACTTGATGGCGGTCGCCGCGGTGGTGACCCACCTGCGGGCGACTTGTCCGAGGCGGGAGTCCATCAGGTTCGAGGCCGTCTCGACCGCCGCCGAGGCGGCCGCGAACGCCTTGAAGGCGACGACCGCGGTGAGGATCGCGGTGGCCAGGGCGCTGACGGCCTCGGGCGGCAGCGCGTTGACGATCTTCGCCAGCCACAGAGCCACTGTCGCCGCGATGCCGATGAGCGGCGCCAGCGCGACGATCAGCTTCAGCGCGGCCTGGGCGAGCGTGCCCAGGGTCTGGGCGCCCTGCCGGGCCAAGTCGACGAACTGGGCGAACCCCTCGCTGTTACTCAGGCCCTGGCCCCACTTGGCGAACGCCGCGGTGGAGGACTCGAACCCGCCGGACATCTCGTCCGACATGGGCAGGAAGGCTTTGATGATGCCGCCGATACCGACGGCGATGTTCTTCAGCCCGAACAGGAAGGACTTCAGGTTCTGCCCGGCGACCTTCGCCATCGACTTCGCGAACGTCTCCAGGCCCTTGCCCTTGGTGCCACGGTCGATCTCGTCGACGAACTCGCCGAACGCCTTGGACGCTTCCTTGACGAACGGGGTGAGCAGCGGCAGCAGCCGCCGCACGACCTGCAGGCCCTTGGTGTAGACGGGCATGGTCGACGAGGAGAGGCTGTCGGACCACTGCTGGTGGTCCTTCTTCAGCCCGATGAACTCCTTCGCCATCGCCCGCGTGTGCTTGGGCATCTGCGCGAGGGCGTCGGTGTAGGCCTTCTGCTTCTCGGCGGCGTCCTCCGCGCCGGAGGCGGCGGCCTTCTCCGCCTCCTCGGCGAGGGTGGCCGCGTCCTGGACGGACTGCATCTGCGGTCCGACCGCCAGCTGGAAGGCCTTCGCCGCGACGCCGGCGGAGGCGAACGCGGCGGCCATGCCGCCGACGCCGGCGGCCACCGCCGCGGCGACCGGCACGCCGACGCCGAGCCCGGCGATGCCCTTGCCGAGGCCGGCCAGCTTGGCCTTGGCGCTGTCGACGCCCTCGCGCAGGGCGTCGGTGTCGATGCCCAGGCGGACCGTCATCGAGGCGAGCGTGGCCAAGGCCATCACCCCCTCGGGTCGCTATGGAGTTGTGGAGTTGAAGCTGCCGCCGAGGGCGGCGTTCGCCATCTGAGCCATGCGGAAGAGTTCTTCCGGGGACTTGCGGACCTTGGTGCGGTCCCAGCGCGGCATGAAGTCCGCGATCGTGGGGGCGCGCTGGCCCTTGCCGCGGTTCACGCTGGCGATGACGGAGGCGATCAGCGCGGCCTGGACGTCACCGCGGGCCCCGCCGAGGGGGCCGGTGAGCTTCTCGTAGGCCATCCACTCGGCGAGCTCGGCCGAGCCGGTCTCGGCGAGCAGGCGGCTCACGGTCATACCGAGGTGGCCGGCCAGGCGGAAGTAGAACTGCCGCTCCGGCCGGCTCCTCAGTTTCCCGTCAGCTCCTTGACGTCGTCCTCGCTCATCTTCGACAGGCGGGTGGCCACGTCACACACCCGCTGCAGCGCCCGGGCGGACTTCTCGCCCAGCCGCTTGGTCTCGGCCGCCGAGCGGAACAGCTGCTTGCCGTTCTCGTCGACGATCGCCGCGGCGGCGAGCCGGGCCCGGAACCCCTCCAGGCCCTCGGCCCGGACGGACGCGCCGTCCTTGCCGACGAACTGGGCCTCGAACTTGTCCCGCTCGGTGCCGGGCAGCTCGCGCACCCGCACCGTGCCGCCCCACTCGGGCACGTCCACGTCCTCGTAGTCGAGGTCGTCGGAGTCGAGGATCTGCTCTGCGGACAGGTACGTCATCGGTCGGTGTCTTTCTCGTCGGAGGCGAGGTCGTCGGTGACGTCCACGCGGTCGGCTGTGAGCGTGACGGTGACGGTGGGACGGTCGTCGGGGTTGACGGACACGACCACGTCGGAGTCCCGGGGCAGGGCGGCGGGCAGCTCCTGGCCGTCGACGAGGACCCGGCAGATGTGGCCGCGCCGGATGACCTCGATGTGCTTCGCGCGCGGCATCAGGCGCCCGTGGTGATCTCGGGCTTGCCGCTCACCTTGAAGGTCAGCGACGCGGCCAGCTTGTCGTCGTGCGGAGCCTCGGGTTCGAAGTTCGTCAGCACTGCCTTGAAAGACCAGTCGCCGAGGTTCTTCGGCCAGACGACCTTGTAGGAGCGGGGCTCGTCGTCCTCGAAGTCGGCGACCAGGGCGTCGTGCTCGCGCGGGTCGTAGTTGATCTCGATCTCGACCTCGCCGCCGTCCTTCAGGCCGCCGATGAACTCCCGCCAGGCGTCCGGGGAGCCGTGCGAGGTCACGTCGAGGGTCTCCCGCTCCAGGCCGGGCGGGGTGATGTCGGTGACGTTCGCGATCGCCGTGAACGTCTCCGAGGGGGTGGCGCCGTCGCCGCGCTGCAGCTGGGTGCCGAAAGCGTCCAGACCAGCCATGGGTCTGTCCTCCTTACGCTTTGGTCAGCCACACGCGATAGCTGACGTTGATGTGCCTGATGTCGGGGTCGGGGTCGCGCAGCTCGGTGTGCTGCTGGTGCGCGATCGACACGTCGCGGAAGCCGGCCACGGCCAGCGGCTGGCGGTCCAGCGCGGCATCGAGCTCGGTGAGGATGCCCGCGGCCTCCTTGAAGCCGCGGTACTTGGACCACACGTGCAGCACGACGGAGGCCTCCAAGCCGCGCTGGTTATGGGCGTCGTCCACGTTCTCGGTGATCGACCCGAGGGAGACGTACGGGTGGGCGACCTGCTCGGGCACCTCGTCGTAGACGCCGGACACGAGGTCCATCAACGGGGCGTGCGCGCGCAGCTTGCCCACGATGGCCTGCTGCAGCGGCCACAGGGCGGCCGTCACGTGCGTTTCTCCGCCCGCTCGATCTTCTTCTGCAGGCGGGCGATCTCCCGCTCAGCGTCGTCGCGCTTCTTCAGCTCGCGCGCGAGCTGGCGGCGCCAGGTGTCCAACAGGCTCATGCGGCACCCCCTCCCATGTGCCGGCGGAACGCGGCCCGGTAGGTGCGGGTGACCTGGCGGCGGTGCTCGCTGAACGCGGGCACCAGGAACGGCTGGTCGTCCATCTTGCTGGTGCCCTTCTCCACGTACATCGCGTACTCCAGCTCGGCCGGGTCCCACACGCCGACCTCGGCGCGGCCGAAGTGGTCGTTGACGCGGCCCTCCAGGGCCTGCCAGAGGTTGCCCTTGTCGCGGGGCACCCGGTCCTCGGCGGTGCCCAGCACGCCCTCGGACCACTCGTTCAGGGCCTCGGTGCGGGCAGCCCGGGCGGCCTCGGGGATCCGCTCCAGGGCCCGGATCGCTTCGCGCAGGCCGTCGATGCGGATGCGGCCGGCCACGGGGTCAGGGCAGCTGCAGAACGGCCACGGTGACGGAGGTGACCGCGCTGTAGGTGATGGAGGCGCGGCCGGTCATCGGGTCGCGGAACGCCGACTTCAGCGGGATGAAGGCCGAGCCGGAGGCGGGGATGGTCTGCTGGGCGTCGGCCACGGCCAGGTCGCCGACCGTGCCGGGGGTGGCGACGGTGACGGTCTTGGAGGT